TCCGAGCCGGCGATCGACACGACGAGCAAAGCTCGCGGGCGATGGGTTGGCCGGGGCACCTGATCGTCTCGGCGCTCTACGACGGTGAACTCGACGTGGTGTCGGTCGGAGGCCAGTCGTTCAGCCGCACCGAGCCGGGCAACAAGGGCGCGATCTGGACCCTGCTCGACTCTCTGCGCGAGGACCTCGACCGGAAGTAGGGGAAGGGGGAGAGCGGGCGGGCTGACTCACGACCGTCACCGCATGCGCGCGGGTCGAGCTACCAGCCTGTGCCGTTGAGGGGTGGCAGCGCCCGCTCTCCTTCGCCCGTTCTCGTCTTCTCGGGTGGGCGAGACCCTCATCACGGGCAGGGAACCCTGGACGTTCACACGTCACGGTACGTGCGGCCGAGGCCAGCGCGTAGCTCGTGACCGGTCTGGAGGAGGCGGTTGGTGATGGCCGAGAAGATGTCGCCTACGAGGTAGGGCACGATCTCGTTGCCGCCCACGAGATGGACCGACGCACGCGCGTGGTCGCGGTAGCAGTCGATCGAGTAGAGGTGCATCGCAGCGTGCGTGGCCTCGTGAGCGATGACCGTCGCGGTCACATGCTCGAGGTTCAGGAGGATCGTGACCTGATGCGCGCGCGGGTCCCGGTCCTCCCATTCGCGGCGGGGGAAGCAGGCGCCGTGCACGACGTAGGCGTCCGGCACGTCACTGATCAGCTCAGCGCGGCGGGACAGTCGCCGGTACTCGACGTCCATGGAGGCTGGGTCGTCGTGGATGGCGACCTTCACGATGCGGCGTAGTCCGGTGCGCCGGGTCGTGAGCTGGAATCGCAGCGTCATCGGTGGAGCCCGAGGGACTCGCAGATACGGCGCCACACCTGCCGGATCGCGCTGACGTGCGCGTCGACGGGTTCCGAGCACACCAAGCACAACCAGTCCCAGTAGACCGGACCCGGCTGCGCGATGTGATCGTCGATTGGGGTCCGCTCGTCCATCGATCCTCCTCATACCTCAGCGATACGCTCGGAGCGTGGACATCGCTGGGTTCGTCGTCGCCGTGGTTGCCGTGATCGTGTCGGCCATGGCCGTTTGGTATGCGCACGGCGCCAATCGGATCGCCCAAGAAGCTCTCGACACCCAGAAGCTGACGGCGCCGCCCGTGTGGACTGAGCTCGTCAGATCACGAGGCCGCCGAACCACTGAGAACAGATCCGGGCGGGACGTCATCGTCTACGGGTTCGAGGTCGTCGGTGATGAGTCGAGCGTGCGCGTGCCCCAACTCCCGCAGCGCGTCGAGTATGGCGACTCCTTCGAGTTCCGGTACGAGCCGACGTTCGACGCCAGCGCTGACCGCGTCGTCATCGTGTGGGGCTATGAGAAGGACGACGGCCTCCAGAGAACCGAACGCCGCTTGTGATCAGGCGGCGAGTAATTCGAGGGGCCAGTCGAGCTCGGACCGCCAGATGCGCTCGGTCGTGACGACCGCGTACCGTCCGCCGTCGAGCGAGTGGTCCGCGACCTTCAGCGGTTCGTCCTTGCCCTCCGCCGTCTTCTTCGGGTTCCACGAGTAGCCGGGCGCCTCGGAGATGAAGCCGGGGCAGCGGTCGGAGACGACGAGCTGCTGCTCGGACAGGAGCGACGCCATCGTGGAGATGCCGTAGCTCACGTCGTTCACGCCGCCGGCCGTTCGGACGCCGAGGAGGTTGAGCTCCTTCGCGAAGTGGTTCGCGGCCGGGTCGACGATCGTGAAGCGTGGCACGAGCGGGGTGTCGTACGGGAGGTGCTTCCCGCGGAGCCACGTCGTGAAGAGCCGCGCCTGCTGCGACGGTGACAGGGTGCCCGTCGTCGAGCCCTTCGACTCGTACCGCCACTCGTCGACGAGGTACAGGCGCGAGCGGGCGGCACCGCCGGCGATCTCCCGTGAGCGGCCGAGCAGGAGCCCCGTCGACGCGTTCGTCGTGCCGAAGTCCACACCGACGCCGATCAGGTCGACCATCTGCGGGAGTTCCGCCCACGGGCGGACGTGCTTCACCGGGTCCCACATGTCGTAGATCGCGCCCTCGGCGGCGACCCACAGGCCTTCGATGAAGCGCTTGTGCCACAGGCCCGTGTACTCGGCGGCGAGGTCGCGCTTGTACTTAGCGGACAGTGACGGGTTGTCGTCCATCGTGAAGTGGAAGTGCCGCCATGACGGCAGCGAGCGGAGCTTGTCGAGGTAATCCGTCTTCAGCCAGTGCGCCGGCGAGTCGGGGTTCGTCGTGCCGAACAGCATCGCCTCGTCCGGCGACATGCGGCCGAGGAGCTGACGGAAGAACTCGGGGTGAATGACGGTCACCTCGTCGACGTACGCGAGGAGCACGGTCATACCGCGGATCTTCGCTTCCGCCTTCGCGTCGTTCGCGCCGATCACGTGGACCTCGCGGCCCAGGATCGACGCCGTCGGAGCGCCCGACCGGTAGTGCACCGCGGAGCGGAACGCTCGCAGGCCCGGCGCCTCCTCGATGACCTTGAAGAAGTTGCGGTAGATCGAGTCGCGGTTCTTCCCGACGATGACGATCTCTCCACCGTGACCCGCCGCGGCGACCGCGATCAGGAAGCGGAGGATCGAGACGTACGTCTTGCCCGAACGGATCGAGCCCTCCCACAGGTTCACGCGGGAGTTCGAGGTGGCGAGCGATCGAGCCTGTTTGCGGGAGAGGGAGGGGACGTTACGCGGCTGCGTCGTCGCCAGCGCCATCGGCTGCAACTCCGTCCACGTGCTCAGGTTCGTCCGCGGCGACGAGATCCTTGATGCCGGCGGCGAAGTCGAGCAGCGCGGCCTTGACCTCTTCGGCGCCCGAGTCGTCCTTCTGCTCGTACAGGCCCTCGAGCTTCGCTTCGTGGTCGAGGACCTTGATGAGCCGGTCGATCGCCTGCACGTCGCCGCGACGCACGGCCGCGAAGATCGAGAGCTTCGCCTCGTTCAGCGTTTCGAGCTGCATCGTCTTGAGCTCGCGGGCGTTCTCGCGGGGGACGTCGGCGATGCCCTTCTGGACTGCCTTCCACGCCACGGACTTGTTCGCCCATCCGAGGGTCGTCGCGATCTCCTCGTAGGACATCCCGGCGATGCGGAGGGCGAGGGCTTCGCTGCGCTTCTCCGCCGCGGTGAGACGGCGTGCGGTTTCATTGCCCATGGCGTATCACGCTCCTATGCTCGGCGCCTGGCCGAGAGCAGAGTGGAACGACCCCGGGGCGCGCCTGGCGTCCCGGGGTCGTTGAGGGGTGGTGTCAGCTTCCGCTGGTGCGGGCGCCGCGCGAGGAGGCTGCTCGGCGGGTGCCGGCTCCTGTGGGTGCGCGGCCGATGTTCGCGAACGCTTCGGCTGCTCTGATTCCTCGACTGATGTATCCGCGCATGCGGGTATCTCCTGGTGGTTCAGCTCGCGCTTCGAGCGAGCGCCCGGCCGCGGACGCTGAGCTACGAGGGCGTACTGCGTAGGCGGGTTCGCCTACGAGCCTCCGGGGAGGTGGGGGTCAGCTTCCCGAGGTGCGAGCGGATCGCGAGGATGCTGAGGTGCGGGGGCGCAGGGCGCGGGCGATGCCGGCGCGGGTGCGAGCGAGGGAGGGGCGCATGATGTCACCTCCTCCGGGTGTCCTCAGGTGAGGTCGACTCCCAGCGCGGCGGCGACGCCAGTGCCGGGGAGGTACTTGTCGCCGAGGTGGTCGAGGCCGGCGCGTTCGAGGAAGCGGTCCTTCTCCTCGCGGGAGGTGAAGCACACGGCGACCCAGTACTCGGAGTCGGTGGCGGCCTTGAAGCGGGCGCGCTCGGCGGTGGCGCGGTCACGGTATCCGGCTTCGAGGGCGGTCAGCTCGGTGGCGGCATCGGTCTCAAGGCTGCCGGTGTACTCGACGTCGGCGAGCGGGTCGGGCTCGGGTTCGAGCTTCGGGCGCTTCCCGGTGAGTCCGCCGAGGTCGCGGCCTCCGGTGAGGGCGCTGATGTTACGAGGGCCGGTGAGGCCCTCTCGGTCACGAGGCGAGGCCATGGCGGTAGAGCTCCAGATCGGCGAGGGGGAACCAGTCGAGGATGCGCGCGAAGTCGTCGGGCGCGTTGCGGCTGATGGGTTCGAGGAAGCGGTAGTCGATGCCGTCGAATGACCGGCCGAACCAGTCATAGTCGACGGGGAGGCGGATGCCTGCGGCCGAGATCCGGCCGAGTACTTCGGCCTTGAGCCAGTCGGCGATCGGAGAGACTTTCCAGTCCTTCGGCTTCATGACGCCATACCGGGTAAGTGACGCTCGGCGGGCGATGCTGTCGGCCGCGCGGACGCCGTCGGCTACCCAGGTGTCGGCGGGTAGGGCGAGGTCCTCGCGGATCAGCTCCCACACGGTCGAGTAGTCGACGGAGGGGAGCTGCGCGGCCTCGATGACTTCGCAGCGCTCGGGCGGCTGGAACACGAAGTTGTTCAGCCACCGGTAGAACGAGGGGTGCGGGTAGCGGTGGATGCGCTTGCCGAGAGTCTGTTCGAGGTCCTGGAGGGAGCGCTCGACGAAGTCGAGGGTGCGGCCTGGTTCGCGACCGGGGATGTAGTACAGGTAGGCGAGGACGGTCTCGACGCCGGCGTCCTGGAGAGCGAGCTCCGCGGCGATCGCGTCCTTCCCGCCGGAGAACGCGACGAGCACCGGCCGTTCCTCTGCCGCGAGAGCGAGGCGGACGGAGGCGCTGGTCGGCTGGTTCTTGATGATGGTGGTCACGCGGCGGCACGCTCGAGCTGAGTGGCGAGGGAGAGCATGTGTCGGTCCTCCCACAGGTCCTTCGCGCTCGACCCCATGTCGTCCCACCCGATCGGCCGCGGGAGCTCCTCGAAGAACGACTGCGCCTGCCGCTCGGTGGCGAAGCCGTTGTAGACGAGCGCGGACTGCAGGTTGTAGCCCTGGTGGGTGCGAAGGAGATCGGCGAGGAGCGCGCGGCTCTCGTCGAGTCGGTTGCCGCGGGCGACGCGGCGGGCGATCATCGCCTCGACGGCGGAGGTGGTCTGCATGCGAGCTACTTTACGGGGTAAAGCAGAACGACGCAATACCGGGTATAGTGCCGATATGACCGAAGCGCAGGACGAACTCCGTCGGACCTCCGAGAAGCTCCGCGACCTCGACGAGCGCCGGAAGGGGCTTGTCGAGTACCGGGATCGGCAGGTGGCCGAGGAGATCGAGCGCAAGACGACCTGGGAGACGCTGCAGAAGCTCACCGGGCTGAGCCCGCGGGGACTGGCGCTGTCGATCGAGCGGGGCCGCTCGCGCCAATGACCGGTGCCAGGGTGTAACGGGGCCACCGTACGATCTCCATCGTCCCGTGAGTGCGGGGTATGCGGAGATTCCCGCCTATCGGCGTGTTGGTGTCCCGAGCGGTCGACCGTTTCGGCGGCTCTTCTTCACGGCCATGAGCTTCCCGTACTGAACGTGGATGATGTTGCCGTCGCCTCCGAGTCGACTGGGGAGTACACCCTGCTGCACCCACTCCCAGACGGTACGCTTCGCCCGACCGGCGAGAATCGCGGCCTCCTCCACAGTGAGCCATGCGCTTGGATCGATCTCGCCGCTCATAGAGCGTCCCAATCCGCAATACTCAGCGGGTGGACGTTCCTCGAGTAGCCATCACCGCGTTGACCGTGACCGCATTCGTCCTGTCGGCATGGGGCATTATCGGCGCAATCGTCAGCACCACGACGCACGCTCGGAAGGTCAACGCGCAGCGTCGACTTCGATCGCTCTACACGGCGGAGCTCTCGCGAAAGACCGCGCTTGCGCAACGCATACGGAACGGCGGTGACCGGGAACGAGCTTCGCGTTTGCAGGACGCCGCGCTCGAGACCTGGCGTCGGCGTCACCGCGAGATCGGCATGGAGCCGTGGAGCTACCATCACATCAACACCGGCCGCGAACTCCTCGCTGAAAGCCTGCTCGACGAACTCGTGAGCGGGACCAGACGTGATGCCCTGTTGGTGGGCTTCGGTCTGGTCGCGGGCCTCGTCGCGAGCGTGTGGAGCATCTGGCTCGATGCGTAGTACTGCGCTCACTTCGGCCCTTCCGTCGGCGTGAGTGACCACCCGTCGACGGCCAGCTCGTCCACGACCCTGTGCACGGTGTGATCGTGCTCGCTGATGAGGTGGCCCCAGATGAGCGGGTCGGCGCGCGCCTCGAGGAACGACCGCCCGTAGATGGCGCGGCCAATCGATACGGCTGGGTCAGTCGCCGTCGTACCCGAATCGCCGGGCTCGATCGTCTCGGAGCTGTTGCCCCGCGCGCCAGTGGCTCCGGAGAACGTGGGCGAGAGCAACCCAGATGAAGGCGACGCCGGGGACGCCGATGACGAGGACGACGAAGAGCCCGACGACGACGGTGCCGATGATGTCCACGCTTCCATCCTTCCAGACCCCGCAGCGAGCTCGCGGAGGCCGAAGCCGACCATGACCTTGAATACCCACTCCGCGGCTTCGTCGGAGATCTCCGACTGCTCGAAGCTCTCGTACACGTTCGTCCGTGCTCGTCCCATGAGGGCATCGGCATCGGGATGTCCCGGCCGGTCGAGGGCGGCGAGGATGTCGGACATCACCGCGTCGATCAGCTCGCCAGTGTGGTTGTCGAATAGGGCTGATGCCACGCTCACTGCTGCATCTCCGTTTCTGCGTCTTGGTGGTTCTCTGCGGCCGCGAGCCGTGCGCGGAGCCCTGCAACCGACTTGTGGTCGCCGACGGCGACCGCGTGAGCGAGGCCCTTGCGGATGTCGTCCACGGTGAAGCCGTCAGTCACGGTTCGATCCCCTCACGATCCGGAGAGCGCTCTGACCGACAGTGAGACGTCGACCCTCCGGGAACTCGATGGTTACTGACGGTTCGACCGTCAGCGCGATGACCTTCGCCTGTTGGCCCTGCCACGACACGTCGTCGTGAATGTCGAAGCGGTGGACACCACCGACGTCGATGATGCGCTCCGGCGGGGGCATCGGTGCGCCGTTCGCGAAGTCGAGGAGCACGTCCGCGTGGCACGGCTCATCGAGCGGGCACCAGCACGCGAGGTCCCGGCCCGCGAGATCCTCGCGAGCTTCCTTCTGCAGGACCGGTGAGTCGCGGAGCAGCACACGGAACAGCTCGACGGCATCCGCGCGGCCGGTGGTACCGATAACTCGGTACGGGTTGCCCCACTTCGACGGGCGCGCGACGACAACGGCGCCCTCGGGCTTCCGCCACCCCTTCTTGCGTGATAGCTGGATGCGCTCAGGCACCGCTTTCTGATCGTTCACTGCTCTCGCTCCCTTCGCGTTCCAGTCCCATTCGAGGCGCTCGGAGTGATCGAGCGCCTCGCGTACGTGCGACAGATCGCCTCCTTCAAGCGTCATCACTATCGACGCGCGAAGTCGGCTAATCTCCGACAGAGCGCGACCGAACTGGCCGGCGTCCGCCCACCGTTGAGAGGCCCGGATGTCTCTCGCGTAGGTCGACTCGGGTCCGGCCTCAGTGAGATCGATCCCGGCCGTGCGGAGGGCATCCAGGAACACGCGGTGCTGCTCCCCGTCGCACCGGTAGACCACGTGATGGGCCGAGTCATGGGTCACGCCGCCCACCGCCCGCTGCGCCTCGCCCAGGCATCCTCTCGACGCGCTTTGCGGGTGACCGGGGTGGTGTCGGTGACGCCGAGGCGGCGGCCTCCGGTGAGGTGCGATCGGAGCCCGAACGCGGAGGCGACAATGCCGGCGCCGGCCGCTGCGAGGGCCACGACCGCGAGCAGAAGGTCAGCGTCCATCGGCGGCCCCCTTCGCGTCGAGGACGCGATGCTGCTCGGTGAAGAACGCCTCGATCTGCCCGGCATCATGGCGGAACTTCACCTCACGGATCGCGGCCTTCCATCCGTTCAGGAAGTGGTCTGCGTCGCGCTCGTCGTTCGAGGTGCGCGGGGAACGGACGCGGTGCTCGACCTCGTAGGTTTCGTGCCCGGTACTCTCCTCGTGAGCTCGAGCGTCCGGCGTGTACCACTGGCCCCACCCGCACCCCTTGCACTGATAGGTGAAGCGGGGGATGGAAGCGACGTGCTCGTGCTGGTGTGTCTCGCACCAGACGCGGGGTTCGCGCGAGTGGTCGTGGGTGGCGGGATGGGGAAGGGTCGAATCGAGAGGTTCCCCACTGTGTTCCAGCGTTACGTGGACGTAGCGCTCCTGGATGATCTTCGTGAGGCTCAGCCGCGTCCGTGCGCCCTGTGTGAGCGACGGGTGGACGACCAGCCCCACACTGTCGGCGAGGACGTCGCTGGGGTCGACGCGGTACGCGTTGAGGATCTCGGAGGAGCGGTCTTCGCTCGAGGACGCGGCCATCACGCTCGCCTCCGCACGCGAGCGACGAGCGCGAGGGTTCCGCCGATCGCGATGAACCCGAGCCCGCCCCAGACGGCGAGGAGAACGTCGTTGGCGCCCGTCACCGCGAGTTCACCGGCGTCTTGCTCGGGTGCGACGTCGGGCGGGAGGATGTCGGGCGTCGACGGCGCGCTCGGCGTGAGCGTCGGCACGTAGTTGGTTTCGGGGTACGCGGGCTCGCCGATGCCCTGAGAGGGTGAGGGAGAGGCGCTCGGCGGAGTCGCCGAGATGGTGTCCGCGTGGGCCGTCATCGGGAGCGCAATTCCCGTGATGACGACGGCCAGCGCCGCGGCAGTGAGTTTCCCTTTCACTGGGTTCCTTTCGAGGTTAGGAGCGGTGTGCTCCGGTGGTGCAGGCGAGGTAGTCGCGTGTCGCCGTGGCGAAGCCGTCCGCGAGTGCGACGACGAGGAGGGCGAGGTGATGGCCGCCGGCGTTGCCCGCGGCCATGGCGAGGGCGATGACGTGCTCGCGGTCGCCGCTTACGGCCGCGGCGTACATCCGGTAGGCCGTCATGAATGCGAGCTCGCGGGCGGTCGGCTCGTCGGGCTCGTGGTCGAAGTGCGGGCGTGCGTCCACGGGTCGGGCTCCGGCGTGGAACTCGAGGTGGCGGACGGAGACGTCCGCCCACATGTGGACGGTCTGCTCGGCGAGGTCGATGGCGTGCGCTCGGCAGGTCATGAGCGGGGCGATCAGGTCACCGAACGTGACGTCGGTGGGGTTCGCGGCGTACCAGTGGAGGCTCGCGGCGAGCCGGTCCCGGTCGACGGTGTTGTTCATCGCTGGTCCTTTCTCCGCACTCACTTTACGGTGTAAAGCATGACTTCACTGTACACGGTAAAGCGTCAGCTGTGCGGAGTTTCCCGGATAAAGTGAGCGCGATGGACGAACCGGCCGCCCGACTCGCCCGTGCCACCGAGCACGTGCGAGCCGAGCGCGCCCGCCTTGAGGAAGCCGAAGCGAACTTCGACGCGGAGATCGTCGCCGCCCTCGACGCGAAGCTCACGTGGGCGGAGATCCGTCGCATCACAGGTCTCTCCGAGCGCACGATCGCGAAAGCGCGGGCGAGACATCAGACGAAGGCCCCAGGGGGAGCGTCCTCGTCGTCCTGAGCGCGGCGTGCGGGCTTGCGCGGTTCGGTCTTCTCGTCGGCGGCACCTCGCGCGAGGAGCGACCGTCCGACGGACGCCTGCACGGGGCCGTCGCACGTGCCGATTCGCTTCATGGGGCGGCCGTAGCCGCCGGCGTAGATGACGAACAGGCCGTGCTCGCTACGGATCTCGAACTCGGCTCTGCCGACGTTCACGATGGACTTGCTCACGATGCGTTCTCCTTCCGCGCCTTGCGCGCTGCTTTCTTGCGCGCGACGTCGATCGCCGTGACGAGCGCTGTCGCGTCCTCCAGGAACTTCCACCAGTCGTAGGTCGCACCGCACGCCTCGCACTCCACGACGATGTCGCCGAGGTACTCGAGCGGGCTCCGACGGGTGAGGGAGTGGGACAGGCACCTCTGGCACTTCATCGGCGCGGGGATGGCTCGGTCGCGCTCCGCTTCCGGCCACCGGGCGAATGCGAGCTGCACGGCGCGGTACAGGTGCACGGCCGCGGCTGCTCCGCCCTGCGTGGCGACGACGAAGCCGGGGTGGTCCCATCCGCTCCGCGCTGCGGCGACGAGCTCGCGGACCTGTGTGAGCGTCGCCGTCGACGGGATGTGCGTTCCCCCGAGCGCGATGAGCAGGTCGTCGGCCATGAGCCACGACGCAGGGACCGGGATCTTCCACACTCGCGAGGAGCTGACGCGTTCGGCGCCCGAGTTGCCTCCGTTCTCGATGGAGCGGAGGTGGAGGATCGTCTCGCTCACGCGGCGGAGCGCGTCGAGTGTCTTCTCCCAGCAGGACCGGCACAGGAAGCCGTGTTCCGCCCGTCGGGGGAGGCACCCGCCGCAGCGCACACCTTCGACGCACGTGCTGAGGTGCTCGCCGGCGACGGTGCAGCCGTAGCCGCGGAGCGCGGCCGGGAAGAAGTCGGGGTCGTTCGTGATGCAGGTGATGGTGTTCATGCGACCTCCAGGGCGCTCTTGCTGAATGCGTTCATGACGCGACGGTTCTTCTGAGTCCTCGCGGAGTTGTGGATGGACTCGACGGTGCGCTCCAACTGGCTTGCGATCACGAGCGGGTGAACGCGACACCAGAGGAGGTGCTCGACCTCTTCCAGTAGCTCCGCGCCGACCAGGGGTTTGCGCTTCGGCTTCGGCGCTTCGTCGTGCAGGAAGGTCCACACGAAGCCGCCGTACGTGTGCGTGCGTCGCCAAGCGGCGACCTCAGCGTCGTGCTCAGTCACGTCGACGCCTGCTGCGAGCCGCGGTAGTTCGACGGGAGTCCGAGTCGCTTCCGGTCGTTGGCGATCGTGGCGGCCGAGAGCTGAAGGATTCGGGCGATGGCGATGTCCGAGTACTTCTTGCCGTGTAGGCGCCGCACGTCCGCATCTCGGGGCTTCTCGTCGGCCGCGAGGACCGGCGTCGGCTCCACGACGACGGGCTGGGGCGGCGGCACAGGGCGCGACACCGGCACGACGGCGGGGAGGCCCGGGAAGCTCTGCTCGATCTGCTTCTCGATGAGCTCATGCACCTGCACACCCACCCGTGCAGCGATAGCGGCCAGGGCGCGGTACTGGGGCTCGGTGATCTTGATCGACAAGCTGACGGTCACGCGGCCATCACCTCCATGCCGAGCGACTCGGCGAGCATCCCGACGATGTCGCGCGCGGCCGGCGGCGTCACGGCGTTCCCCGCTGCCTTCACGAGGTCCCGATTCGACACCGGCTTGTTCCGGTCCGGCGGCTGCCACTTGTAGTCGGACGGGAAGGCCATGCCAGCGGCGACCTCGTGCGGCCGGAACATGCGGAACAGCACCTCGGGAACCATCTCTTCGGCCGCGCGGAGATCCGCGGGCGTGATGACGCGGCGCTCCGGCTGCTGCAGGAGGGCCTGATGGCCCGCTGTCGTGAGCGTCCGCAGCTCCTCGGTTGCGGGCGTCGTCATCTCGGCGCCACCGCCGTTCATGCGATGGATGAGCGCCTTCGAGGTGTCGTTCGCGGTGAGCGTCGACAGAGGCTCGCCGACGTCGCGGATGCGGTACTCGAACCGCCGATCGATGATGAACGGGTCTCGGAGCAACGCCTGACCGCCGCCGGTGGCAGTCGTGGCGGTCGGCATGGGCTCGGTCGTTGGGTGCGCGCGGTTGCTGTGCTGGTTCGTCATCACGAGGCCGTGGTGGTTGCCGCCAGCGGTGAAGGTGCCGGCGGGTTCGGTGACGGGACGCGCAGTCGACGTCCCGTACAGCTCCGCGATGAACGGCGTGTGGGCGAGCGCCGTCTCAGCGCGCGTCGTCTGCGTCCGCATCGGGGCGTCGACGGGCTGGGCGTCCTTCCCCGTCCGACCTTCGACGGGCACGGCCAGTGCCTTCGAGTTCGTCGTGTGGAGTGCTCGGAGCGGCTCGCTCACCGGCCACACGCGGTGGTAGCCGTCGAGCTCGCCGTGCCGGGGGTGCGACTCCGAGGTGGAGTCGTAGGTGTTCCCGGCCGCCTCCAGCGTGAGGGGGCCCCAATACCGGGCGATGCCCGCCGCCACCCTCGCCCGTGTCTTCGGCTTGAGGCGGTCTCCGATCCGTTCGCCCGGGATGGACCAGTCGATCGCGGCGGCGGCCGGGAGCCACGAGGGCTCGACGATCTGGGAGCACCGTGAGCAGCAGTAGACGTAGGCCTGCCGGTAGCGGCCGACGGTGCGGTTGGGCTTCCATGACTGCACCGACTCCACGAGGAGGTTGCAGCGCTCACAGAACGCCTTCGGGCGGAGGATGCGGTCGACGTCGGGTGCCTTCGCTCCCTCGGGCCAGGCGATGATGTAGATGCGGTCGCGGGACTGCGGCGCGGGCGCGCCGAACGTCTGCGCGTGCATCGAGTTCAGCGACACGACCCGGAACGCGTACCCGAGGGCGCGGAGCTCCTGCCGCCAGACCGTCCACGCCGTGCGGTACTTCGCCTGCGTGGCGATGTCGACGACGTTCTCGACGACGACGAGCCGGTAGCGGTGGTGCTCGATGAAGCGCAGCACGTCGAACATGAGGAGGCGCGAGCGGTTCTTCGCGTCGTCGGAGAGCGGGTCCTCGAAGAGGCCCTCCTCAATCGCGGGCATCTTCGTGCCGTTCGCCTGCGACCACTTCGTGCACTCCGGCGATGCCCACAGCATGGTCGTCGACGGGAAGAACGACGGGCGCTCCTGGTGGAGGTCGACCACGGCGTGGTCGGCTTCCGGGTGGTTCAGCGCGTGGATGTCGGTGACGAGCTGCCAGTGGTTCGCGGCGATCTTGATCTTCACGCCGGGGATCTGCATGGCGCCGGTGGACGAGCCGCCCGCGCCGGCGAAGAGGTCGGTGATGGTGAGCTCGCTCATGCGACGTGCTCGCTTTCTGCGTCGATGAGGTCGAAGAGCGTCGGCAGGGCTGCCTTCTGGCTCTCGGCCTCGAGGTAGTGGCGACCGTCGCGGAACGACCCGGGATTGAGTTCGGCCGCTCGGCCGCGGCGTCCGAGCTTGAGCGCGCGAAGGGGGACCGTGAAGAGTCCGCCGAACGGGTCGTAGACGAGATCACCCTTGTTCGAGTAGCGCTCGATGAGGCGGTCGACGATGTCGAACTGCAGGGGGCAGATGTGGAACTGGAGGTTCCGTCTCGACTGCTCGCCGTTCAGCGTCCGCATCCGATTGATGTCGTGCCACACGGCCGGCGCCCAGGAGCCCGGGTCGAGCGACTTGAACGTCGACGGGAGTGCGCGGCGCGCCTGCAGGTCCTCGCCGAGCTGGACGTGCGCGTCGAAGTCGTAGACCGATCGCGTCGACTGCTCGGTGAAGAGCCGCGAGCGGACCTCGGGTGCGAGGGCGGCGAGCTCCTCGGTGGAGAGGAGGCGGTTCCCCGATGAGCGCCAATCGGCCGCCGCGTCGATCTGCCACCGGGCGAGCGAGTACTCCTCGACCGTCTTCGTGACCGGGGTGTCCGCGTACCCCTTCGAGCGGTCCGTCTGCGGTTTGTGGAACAGGAGGATGTACTCGGGGGAGCCGACGCCCATCTTCGTGCCGTCCTTCCGCATCTCGGTGTATCCGAGGCGGTAGGTCTGGTTGTTCTCGCGGACGACGTCGGTGGTGACCGTGATCATGCCGAGGTAGTCGAACCCGTGCTTCATGCCGTGGAAGAGCGCCTCCGCGTGGAACGGCGAGACGGTGGGGACGCCGGCGCCGGTGACGGCTCCGAAGAGGATGCGATCCTTCACGTGGCAGGCGTAGATCCGGCCCGGCTTGAGCACGCGGTGCAGCTCGGGGGTGAGATAGTCCATCTGCTCCCAGAAGTGCGCGTTGTCGTCGGTGTGACCGAAGTCGTTGTACGACGGCGTGTACTCGTAGTGATTCGAGAACGGGATCGACGTGACGATGAGGTCGACGCTGTCGGTCTCCATGTGATCGCGGGTCTCGGGCACGCAATCGTTGTTCGCGACGGTCCACCCCTCGCCGGCTGCCTCGACGCGGTCGACGCCCATCGTCCGAGTGAGCTCAGCGGAGGTAGCCGCGGGGTT